TGCACCATCCTGAGCACGGCCGCCCTGAAGCGGTGCAAACTGCCGTGGATGCAGGAACTGCCCAACAGCGACGGCACCTGGGAGGAGCAGCCCAAGACGCCTGGCGATCCGAACTGGCGGCCACGGCGAGATGCTGACATCGCATTTTGGGTCAACTGGCGAGAAAGCGGAAACCGCTTATTCGTCACGCCACGGGTGTGCATCGGCCACGGCGAGTATGTCTTCACATGGCCCGGCAAAGACCTCGGCAAGCCCGTCTATCAGCACGCCACCGAATACTGCAACACGATGCAGAAGCCCGAAACTGCATGGAGCGTCCCTCAATGACGAAACTGAAGATGCTGCGATCGTTCCGCTCCTACCGCCCCGGCCAAGTCGTGGAGATCCCCGGCGGCTTGGCGGCGGAACTGATCGCCAAGCGGTTCGCGGTGGAGGACCGTCAGCAGGAGTTGATCGAGACGGCCGCCGTCGAGCACGACGTGGAGACGGCCGACGCCACGCCCAAGCGGAGACGCAAGAAGTGAAGTACCGATCTCTCAGCCGCCAGACGCCGCCCGCCGTGGAGCCCGTGACGCTCTCCGAGGCGAAGGCCCACTGTCGCATCGACGGCAACGCCGACGACGCCTATGTGGCCTCGCTCATCACGGCGGCCCGCGAGTGGTGCGAGCAGTACCTCGACCGCACGCTCGTCTACACCCAGTGGGTGATGCGGTTCGACCGCTTCCCCACGTCGGGCATTGAGCCGATTGAGTTGCCACGCCCGCCGATGGCCGTCGCGGGCACGGCCACGGCAGTGTCGCTCACGTTCACCACCGACAGCGGCACAACCGGCTCCTATGCCGTGGAGCAGTTCCGCGTGGACCGCCACTCAACGCCCGGCACGGTGCTGCCGATCTACGCTGGCACCTGGCCGCCGCACCGCATCGACGCCGGGGCACACGCCGTCACGTGGTGGGCTGGCTATGGGTCCAGCGGCACCGACGTGCCTGCCGCGATCCGGCACGCAATGCTGATGCTCGTGGGATTCTGGTACGACAACCGCAGCACGGTGATCGTGGGCTCGATCTCCAAGGAACTTGAGTTCGCCGTGTCGTCGCTACTCGACTCTCAGAAGTGGGGCTCCTACCGATGATCGACGCCGGGAAGCTCCGCGACCGCGTTACCGTGCAGATCGCCAGCGGCACGACCAATGCCCTGGGTGAGACGGTGCTGGCGTGGAGCAACTCCACGAGCGTTTGGGCAAGCGTGGACGGCGTGAGCGCCCGCGAGGCGTTGCTGGCCGGTCAGAATCAGGTCTCCATGAGCCACCGAGTGCGGATGCGTTACCTGCCGGGCCTGACACACAACATGCGTCTGTCGTGGGGCGGGCGAACGCTGGAGATCATCAGCCTGCTCGAGCACAACAACCGCAGCGAGCACGAGATCATCTGCCAGGAGAACGTCGGCTAATGGCCGTCGCCGGGATCAAACTCGAGCTCGACTCCAAGGAAATCGCGGGCCTTCGCGATTCGCTGCGGAATCTTTTTTCCCCGAAGGAAGTGGCCCCGATCTTGGGCGAGGCTTTGGAGAAAGCGATCTGGCCCGCCTTCCTGCGGCTCCGCGAGGTGACGCCGTTCGGCGTGACGGGCAACCTGCGCAGGGCCGTGAATTACAAGGTGAAGACCTACCCCCGCAACGGCGGTGCCGTAGGGCTCATTGGCTACAACCGATCCGGCAAGGGCGAAGCCCAGGAGATCACGGCAGGCGGCGTTCAGCTGGGGCCAGACCGGGCGTTTCACCAGTGGTGGCTCGAGTTCGGGACCAAGCGGCGCGTAGTCAGGAAGGTGGCCAACAACCCGTACACCCGCACGAGCAAGCTCGGAAAGGTTCACCAAGTCAGCGGGCAGAACTCAGTGATCGCGTCGAGCCAGGCCAGCTACGGCCCGTTCCGAATCTTCAAGCGGCAGGACGGCGGCCTTGCGACCGACCCGCAGTATCCGAAGGCGTTCTTCAAGAAGGCGAAGAAGGGGCAGGAACTGGTGATCGACCCCAGCCCGCTCGGTGGCATCGACGCACAGCCGCCGGTCAAGACGGCGTGGGAGCAGTCGCAGAGCAAGGTCGCCTTCATCCTGCAACAGGAACTGCGGATTTCACTGGAGCGGGCGTTGTCGTCGCTCACCTACAGCGGCACGGGCACGGTGAGCGGCACGCCGTAACTGCAAGCAGAGGCGGGCTCGCTGGCACGATGGTGGCATGTCGTTCAAATCCCCCGAGTCTGTGGCGCGGTCGGCCCTGGTAGCAAACACAGCCGTGGCTGCCGTGATCGGCGCTCGCGTGTTCCCCGTGCTGGCCCCAGCAACGGCTGCCCTGCCCTTCGCAACCTATCGCCGGTCGGGCGTGATTCGTTCGCACACGCTATCCGGCCCGATGGGCGTGCCCACGGTGAACATGACGCTCGATCTCTACGCCGAGACCTACGAGGCCGTCCGAGACCTTGCTGACAAGTGCCGAAAGGTTCTGGATGGGTACGGCGGCACCATGAACAATGTGGAAGTGAAGAACGTCAGTCTCCAAAACGAGGCGGACGGATTCGTGCAGTTGGCCGGTGGCGACCTTCCGCCGGTGTATTCCGTTTCACAAACCTACGCAATCCTCTGGCAGGAGACTTAGCAGATGGCCGCTACGCCGCATGATGGAACCGGGACCGTCTTCTCTTTCGGTGGCACCGCCTTCACCGTCACGAATATCGTCGTGACCAACACCGACCCGTCCGCCGACGACACCATTGACGTGTCGCACCTCGGCATCACCGCTGGCAACAGCGTGAAGACCATCAGCCGCCCGCTCAAGGGTTCTGCTACCGACACGGGCCGCGAGGTCGTGGTGGACTACCTCGGCACGAACATCATCAGGGACGCCTCAACCGGAACGCTCGTGCTGACGGTCGGCGGGTCGGCGGCGATCAGCGCTGCCGCCACCGTGGCTTCGTCCACGCTGACGTTTGCGACGAACGACGCGGTGCGGGGCCAGGTCACCTTCCGCGTGGACCGCTACTAAGCCTGACGGAGGCCCGTCATGGCGAACGTATGCACGGGCGTTACGGCTTCGTGGAACTCCACGGACTTCGGCGAGGTCGTGGAGATCAAGGTCAGCGCGGGCGGCAGTCTGCCGCTCGCGCGGGCGAGCACCTGGGCATTTGACGTTGGCACTATAGATATTTCGTGCCTGAGCACTGCCAACGTCTCGCTGGCCGAATACGGCAAGAAGGCCACGCTCGCCATCACTGGTGGCGGGCTGACCTTCTCCACGAAAGCTATCTGCGAGCGCGTGCAGCTCTCGGGCAAGGTAAACGACATCGCCCGGTATGCGTTGTCGTTCAAGATCACGCCTGAATGAGGACACACACATGGCGGCACTGACGGCAGAACAGATCCTGGCAGCGGACGACCTCGGCCTTCTGAAGGTCAAGGTGAGGGAGTGGGGCGGAGACGTTTACGTTCGCGTGATGAGCGTGGGCGAGCGCGACGCCTACGAGCGGCTCTGGATCGGCAAGCGCGAGACGGGCGTGGAGAACTTCCGCACCGAGTACCTCGCCCGCGTGCTCTGCAACGAGAAGGGCGAATTGCTCTTTACTCGCGAGCAGTTGGCGGCGCTGGCCAACAAGAGCGGCGCGGTGATGGGCCGCCTATTCGACTCCGCTCTGAAGCACAACAACATGACGGAGGCCGATGTAGAAGAGCTGGGAAAAGGCTGAACGTCTCGCCGACGCGGCGGTTTCTCTTCGCGTTGGCGGGGCATCTCGGCATGACCGTGAAAGAGTTGTCCGCTCGGATGGACTCGCAGGAGTTAGCCGAGTGGATGGCTTACACGCGGTATTTCCAGGCGTTGCCAGATCCGTGGCGGCAGACGGGGCTTGAGGTAAGCGCGATGCTTGCCCCCTATTCCGCCAAGGGAAAGGCTCCGCAGGCCAGCGACTTCAACCCAATCGAGAAGCCTCCGCAGCACGAGCAGCAGATGGTGGATCAGATCAAGCAATTGCAGCACTTATTCGGCGGCGGGTGATTTATGGCAAACATTCTCGGACTTGCGATGAAGGTGACGGCGGACGCTTCAAGCGTCCCGAAGTCGCTCACGCAGGCCGAGCGTGCGCTGAACAGTTTGCAGGCGCAGGTGGACCGGGCCACGAAGGTCTTCGCCCCGTTCACGGAGAGCTCGGCTGGTGCTGCCCGTGCGCAGGAGCAGTTTGCGGAGCGGTTCGCCCGGCTGGCGGATCAGTTGCAGTCGAAGGCAGTCGGGCCGCAGGAATACGCGGCGGCGTTTGCCCAACTGACCGAGGAAGCCCAACAGGCCGCCGATGCCTTTGAGCGTGGCATCGAGATCACCCAGCGGTACACGACGGCCGAGGAAGATCGTGCCGCCCAGCTGCGGGAGATCGCCGACCTCGTTGAGAGAGGGGCCATCACCGAGCAAACGGCAGCCCGCGCGCGGGCGGAACTGAGCGGCGACGCTGCTCGTCTGGCCGAGGAAGAAAAGAAGATTGCCGCCGCGCGGGCCGAGGCTGCGAGGGTCACGGCCGCAAATATGACTCCGATGGAGTTGTACGACCAAGAGGTGCAGCAGCTCACCGCCCACCTCGCGGCGGGTCGCATCAACCAAGAGACGTTTGACCGTGCCGTCGCCAAAGCGACGCAGACATTCACGAAAGCCGAGACGGCAGCGAAGGGCTACGACAAAACGGTTGGCGACGTGGGGCTGAAGTTCAACGAACTTTCGGGCGTACTGTCCGCGATCCCAGGCCCCATTGGCAACTTCGCCGGTCGTCTGTCTGGCCTTGCCAGTGCTGGCGAAGGGCTTGGGCGAGTGTTCTCCGGCGGTCTTTCCAGCGGCCTTGCCAGCATCGGCACATCGCTCGCCAGCGTTGTGAACCCGGCGACGCTTGCGGCGGCTGGCATCGCCGGTATCGGCGCGGCGGCGGCGGCTGTGGTCAGCGGCTTGTCATCGCTGGAAGCCGAAACGGAGCGACTGCAAAACGCTGCCGACAAACTCGGCGTGTCGTTCAACTTCATGCAGACGTTGCAGAAGGCGGCCGAAATGTCGGGCGTATCGTTCGATACGGTCAACGGCGCGATGACGCGACTGCTCAAGACGCTGGCCGGTGCCGACGAGGAGAGCAAGCAGGCTACCGCAGCCCTCGGTCGTTTGGGCGTGAGCCTGACCGACCTTGAGGGGCTGGACAGCGAGCAGCAACTCAAACTCATCGGTGAACGGCTGCAGGGAATTGAAGACCCCGCCAAGCGTGCCGCCGCCGCCACGGCGATCTTCGGCAAGAGCGGAGCCGAGTTGCTGCCGTTCTTCAACAATCTTGGCACCGCCGAGCAAACGCTCAACCGTTTCAACGCTCGTCTGTCCGAGATCGACGTAGGCCGGGTGCTGGCGTTGGGCGATTCGTTTGACGCCGTGAAGGCTTCGCTGTCTGGCGTGGGCAATGAACTGCTGACGCCGTTCATCGGCATCACGCAAAGCCTGAGCGACGGGCTGGCGTCGGCCATCGCCACGTTCGGCCGCAACATCGGAGCGGTGCTGGATATTTTCTCGCCACTGACCAGTGCTATCGGGTTGGCGGGCAACGTGCTTTTGCAGTTTGGTTCGACAATCGGAAACCTTATCGGCACGGTGTTGGAACCGTTCGCCGCTCAAGGCCGCTTGATTAGCGGCGTCATCGACGCGATGAGCCAAGCGGTCACGGCGGTCGCGGGCCGCATCAACGACGCAATCATTGGCTTCCGCGAGTTCTTCAAGTTTGAAGGCGTCGCCGGTTCGTTCCGCGACACGTTCGCCCAGATCGGTGAAGTGGTGTCGCGGGTCGCCACCATTGCCGAGGCAGCGTTTGCCAGACTCGGCAGCATTATCGGCGACACGCTTGGCCGCGCCGCCACCGTGGTCGGCGAAGCGGTTAGCCAGTTCCTTGAATTCACTGGCGTTGGCAGCGTTATCAGCGGTTTTGCCGAGACGGTGGGGGCCGCGTTTGGTGGGTTGTGGGACGCAATCAAAAACGTCGTCGGCCAAGTGGGCGGCTTCATTGAGCGCGTTCTCCAGTTTGCGGAGGAATGGCTGGGCATCGTGCCAGAGATCGAGCAGCCGGTCGTGGCGACCGTTGAGGTCAACGGCGGCGGGGCGATTGAAGAGCTGGTCGCCGAAAGCAAGACGCTCCAGAAGACGCTGGACGACATAACCGGCAGCGTCAGCACTGCCATCAACGAGTCGGCCCAGTTTGGGCAGGCAGGCTTCGACGCCGCCCTCAAGTACCAGACGGCGGTAGACGACCTCAAGGCGAAGCTCGACGCCGGGCTGTTCAATGAGGAAACCTTCCGGCGTGAAGCCGAGAAGGCCGGGGCCGCGTTCAAGGACGAACTGGCCCGCCTGGAGGAAGACGCCAAACTCGAAATACAAATCAACGCCGAAGCCGAAAAGACGCTCGCCGGTTTGCAGGACAAGATCAACAAGGCCGTCGAGGGCGCGCAGCAATTCGGGCAGTCTGGCTTCGACGCCGCCGCACAATTCCAAGACAAACTCCGCGACCTCGGTGCGCAGTTCGAGGACGGCCGCATAAACGCCGCGACGCTCGCGCAGGAAGTCGCCAAGGCAACCGGCGAATACGACAAGCAGATCGAAGGTTTCAAGCAGATCGATGAACTCCAGAAGCGGACGCTCGAAAACGAAAAGAACCGCGTGGCCGAACTGCTCAAGGCGGGCGACACGACGACGCAGTTGGAGCGGGACATCGAAGTTGTGGACCGCGAGCGGCTGCGGCTGGAGCAGGAAATCCGCACCCAGCGTGAGGCGGGCAACGTCATCGCCGCCGACGCCGCTGCGGCCAAGCTCGCACAACTCGACCAGTTGCAGGCCAAACTCGACACCCAGCAGCAAGCAGTCGAGCAGGGCTTCGGCGACGGGTTCACGAAGGCGTTTGAAGCCACGAACAAGAGCATCGACGGGCTTATCGGCAAGGCCGAGCAGTTCGGCAACGTCGGGGCGTTGGCGGCCCAAGCCCTTGAGCAGGGCATCGCCAAGGCCCAGCAGCAGGCACAGGACGGCATCCTCACCGCCGAGACGTACCAGAAGGAAGTCGAGCGGCAGCAAGACCTATTCAATCAACGGCTCGCCGCAGCCCAGCGGGTGGAAGACTTCCTCGCTTCCAAGATCGACGAACGGCAGAAGGCCGAACTGGAAGCCGTCAAGCAACTTGAGGAACGCAAGAAGCAGGCGGCCGTCAATATCCAAGCACTTGAGGCTCGGATTCAGACCGAGCAGAAGGCGATTGAGGAAGCCCGCGACAAGGGGCGATTGAAGGATGCTCGCGCCGGGGTGGAGCGGGTCAAACAACTGGAGCAGGCCAAGCGCATCGAACAGGGCATCGTGGACGGCCGCGTTCAGGCCAACCGCCAGCAGGCCCAGCAGTTGCAGCAGGGCA